AGACGGAAAGCAAAAGTACCGTGTGCGCATCAATTATTTAGATGGACTTGGCAATGCCCGCCAGATTGACCGAGTCGCTTACGGAAACGAAGAGGCTAAGATGCTGGAAATGCGGCTGATTGCCTCCATCAAGGAAGAAACGCCCAGCAAGAGCCTCACGGTGAAGGAGCTGCACAAAGAATACTTGAAGGCAAAGAAGCCGGAGGTGCGGGAAAGCACGCTGGACAAGCACAAGAGAATTATCGAATGCCACGTTCTCCCCCACGTCGGGGAGGTTAAAATACACAAGTTGAATGTGCAGGCGCTTCAAGCTTGGAAAATGGCGATTGAAGAAAATGGGTTAAGCCTGACGACCAAGCAAAACATTTATGCAACGCTGCGTGCCACGCTCAACTACGCTGTCATGATGGAGTATATCCCAAAAAGCCCATTGAGCAAGCTTAACAATTTCAAGAGTTCTTCCGAGCTGGAAAAGAAGATTGATTTTTACACGGTGGATGAGTTTAAACTGTTCATCCAGTCCGCACGAGAATATGCGGAGAATAAGGACACGCTTGCTGAATGGGGATACTATATGTTCTTTATTCTTGCGTTCTACACCGGCATGCGCAAAGGGGAAATCAGCGCCCTGCGCTGGTGCGATATCGACGGTAATTATTTGAGCGTGAAGCGCAGCATTGCGCAAAAATTAAAAGGTGGCGATAGAGTCACACCGCCCAAAAACAAATCTTCTATTAGAACAATACAGCTCCCAACGCCTGTAGTAATAGCTCTCGCCGAGCATAAAGCCCGCTGTGAGGCACTGGAGGACTTCTCCGATGAAATACTTGTGTGTGGTGGACAGCGAGCGCTACGGGACAACACAGTGCATAACAGGAATAAGGAATATGCAACACTGGCCGGAGTAAAAATAATTAGAATTCATGACTTCCGGCACCCATATGTCAAGCACGGACTAAAAAAATACAAGAAGTTTTTTTCAGTGTTAGCGGCGCAAGGTTAGCACGAACTAACGATATAATTATATCGCCTTTTAGAGTGATTTTCAACACTCAAAAGAAGTCTTTTACCCGCCACTCCACATTTATCTGATTATCGGGTGATACATTCACCTTATCAATCAGCATTTCAGCAAGCCCCCTTGTCAAAGCTTTCTTACTTTGAACGTCCTTTGCCAAGGTCTGCATGTCCTCACGCATTTTTGTATCAGATTTCAGCTTAGAGGTTTGTACTGCCAAAGTGGAGGCTATACGCCGCAGATCGGCAAGCTCGCTGTCAATCCCAACCCTGCCGGCGCTATACTCATCTAACGCAATTTCTTCCGCCGCAAAGAGTTTATACAGCTCTTTTTTTCTTTCCTCACAATCCATAATCTGATTACTGTACTTAGCATACGACGCCATTTGAAAATCATATTCCTGTAATTGTGTTACGTTGTCAATTTTCAATACGACTTCGGCCTGCTTGGAAATAATATCGAAAAGCAAAGATTCTAACTCCTGTTCTGTAATCTCCAAACCGTGACAAGCAAAGCTTTCATCAACTTTTGAATGGCGGCAGTAGAATACAGGCACTTTCTTTGCGTTTCGTATCAGAGCATGGTCGCAGCAACCGCAAAACACCTTGCCACGAAGGGGATGTTCATTTCTGTTGACCTTCTTGCTCGAAAAACGCAGAGCCTTTTCCTGCGCTTCTTGAAATNTGGCCTTGNNGATAATCGCAGGGTGATAATCGGGAATNACAATCCATTCGGACTTGTCNTTCTTACGATGGCGGTTGCTGCCNACAGCAACTACCTCGGTTTTACCGATAATATAATCACCTGTATAGCGTTCATCCGAAAGAATCCTAAGAACCGTTGTACGCTGCCAAATACCATGCGTTTTAGAAATATCATGTGCCGTGCTTCCTTTGCTGGCCTTGTATTCCCCCGGAGTGGGGATTTTTTCTTTATACAAGGATTTTACAATGTCCTGTGCGCTGTTGCCCTCAATGGAGAGCCGGAATATCATTCTGACAATCCGTGCCGCTTCTTCGTCAATCTCCATTTGCTTGTCCTTGCCCGACTTATACCCATAAGGGCACGTTTTGCAGCGGTATTCACCGCGCCGCATGAGAGTGTATTTTGCGGTTTTGGATTTATCGGATAAATCCTTGCTGTAATACTCACTGATAAGATATTTGAACGCGACCTCGATGCCTCCCGTAGACCCTTTATAGTCGTCGGAATCGTAGGCGTCATTCACGGAAATAAACCTTGTACGGTAAAGCGGAAATACCTGCTCAATGAAGTATCCCATTTCCATGCTGTTGCGGCCAAAGCGTGTAAAGTCACGAACGATAATACAATCAATCCGCTTTTCACGCACCAGCTCCAATAATTCTTGAACCGCAGGCCGCTCAAAATTTGTGCCGGAGTATCCATTGTCAACAAACTGCAATACCTCGGCGCCCGCATATTCTTTGAGGCTTTCCGCATACTGCATCAGGTCAAAATACTGGTTTTGGATACTACAACTATCATATTTCACATCTTCGAGGGAGAGCCGGATATACAGGGCAATTATGTATTTAGCCATTTGCAGCCGCCTCCAAACTCACTATTTTACTGAACCCGCTTTCAAACGACCAGTCTATATGAATCTTTCGGCTTGAATCAACTGTAATTCTGTCAATCAGTTTGTTTACCAGTTCAGCGGTCAAAACAGTATTTTCATTCACGGCCTTAGCGCTTTGGGATAAATCCGCATTGCGTTCAATCTGATACGCATACTGCTTTTGCTTGTCCTCCAGCTCCCTAATTGTTGAAAGGGTATGCTGTATTTTCTCGTCATACCCGGCTTTCATATCTTTATATTCGGTAGCTGTGATATTTCCGAGAGCATAATTTTCGTAAAGGTTTCGGTAGAAGTTTTTATTTTCACCGACTGATTTTTGAAGCGAAATGCTTTCAGCTTTTACCGTTTCCAACTCGCTTATTAACGCCTGCTCCCGCTTGTACATATACATATTCTTCCCAAGAACAAGTTCAACTTTCTTTTGAAGATAATCACGAACTGCCGGAAGCAGTTCTTTTTCATAGATTAAAGTCCCCTCACAGGTTCCCTTTGCTATTCGGGAGTTTGAGATGCAATGATATACAAAAACATCGTCGCTTTTGCGTCTCACACAACGCTGTCTGTGGAGGCTTTTCCCGCAACAGGCACAGAATATCTTCCCTTTCAAAATGTTTTCAGAATACGGTCTTTTTCCGCGATTGATAGCAGTTTGAGCAGTATACCTGCGAATCTCCTTTACCGACTCATAAAGCTTTCTGCTGATAACGGGTTCATGTGTACCTCTGACAACAATCCAGTTTTCGGGAGGAACAGGAATTTGTTTTTTGTTGACGCTCGTTGTTTTACCCTGCACCATATCGCCCGTATATACTTCATCTGCAAGAATTTTGCCTACTGTGCGAGTTTGCCATACGCCGGAGCCAAGCAGATTTTTGTGATTGATTCTGCCCTTGGTCTGTCCGTATTGGCTCGGCGGCAGTATCTTTGCCTCGTTCAATTTCACAACAATGTCATTGATACCAATACCGCTGTGAGCCCACTCGAAAATCTGCCTGACAACAGGGGCAACAGCATGGTCTATAATCAGCTTATGGCAGTTATCGGGCGCCTTTTCGTAACCATAGGGCGGTCTTGCGCCTATGTAGTCGCCGGCCTTCATGCTGTGCTGTGCCTGTGCCCGGATTTTCTTGCTGATCTCGATTGCATATACCTCATTTATCATATTTTTAAGATGAAGAATCACGCCGCCGGAGGAGCTGACGGTATCAGCAGTATCGAAGTTATCCGTCACAGAGATAAAACGCACTTCATTGAGCGGAAAATATTTTTCGATATAGTACCCTGTATCAATGGCATTTCTGCCTAATCGGGATAAATCCTTAACTACAACGCAGTCAATCAAGCCGTCCTCAATATCCTGTAACATTTGCTGAAAGCCGGGGCGGTCAAAATTTGTACCCGTCAAGCCGTTATCAATATATACCTTGGAAATCTTGAAATTCGGCTTTGCCGTCAGATATTGTTCCATAATATTTTGCTGTACTTCAATCGAATTACCGCGTCCTTTGCTGTCCTCGACAGACAGACGAACATACATGGCGGTACGAATNTATAACGCAACTCTCGANGTTTCGGTGTTTTCCACTTTTCTGCTTTTTCGTGCCATACTATACCGCCTTCCTTTCTTCGGCTAACAAAATAACCGCCTGCTCATATTCGTCTTTATATCGGAAATCAACTGCAATTTCCGTTTTGCTCTCTATCTTTATGGCCTGCACAAGCTGAATAACTGCCTTTCGGTCAAGCTCCTGCAAATCCTCAAAGCGTTTGAAATGCTCCATCCATTTAAGGCGCTCGCTTGTGTTGTTCCGTACATCTTCGAGCTCTTGTTTCAACTGCTCTATCACTGATTTAACGGACTCGGCTTCCTCCGCAAACTGCTTTCGGTGAAGCTGATAATCGTCTCTTGTCAAAATACCCGACACAAGGTTTTCATAAAGACTTGCCTTAACCTTGTTTATTTTTTCAAGCTCCTGCCGGTTTTCCTTAATCTGCGCCATATAGCGGCTGATAAGCCGCGTTATAATTTTTTGTTGACTTTTTGTGTTAATCAAATCGTCAAGGGTAATGATATTGCCGATATATGTTTTCATATATTCAAGCATGAAATCAATCAAATCGGCTTCCTTTATCATTGGTGTGGTGCAATGATTTTTCTTACCTGTGGGGCAACGGTAGTAGTAATACTTGGTATCATTTTTGTAGGGCACTGTTTTTCGGGTCATTCGAGCGCCGCAGCACCCACAGATAATAATGCCGGAGAATAAATGCACACCCGTTTCAAAAGGCGCCGTTCTCGTATCAAGCTGTAAAATCTTCTGAACAAGGTCGAAATCCGGCTTTCTGATAATGGCCTCATGTGTATCTTCTATTCGTATCCATTCGGAAACCGGCTTGACCGATAAATCTTTAAGCTTGTAGTTGCTTGTTTCCTGCTTGCCTTGGATAAGTGTGCCTGTGTAAGTTTCATCACGCAAAATGCGGAAAATGGTTGTTGCGGACCACTTACTGTTTTTCTTGTCAGCAAATCCGCCCTTCGCATGGGGCAGTCCTTTGCTTTTTTTGTATTCAAAAGGCGAATGGATATTAAGGCGATTCAATTCATTTGCAATGCCAAGGGCACTTACACCCTCAATTTTCATTCTGAAAATATCCTGTACCACCCGTGAGGCATATTCATCTATGGCAAGCTGATTTTTATTATCGTCAGCCCTCTTGTATCCATAGACAACACAGGCACCCACAAAATCGCCGTTCTTGCGCTTGGCGGCAAGTGCGCTTCTTGTCTTGACGGAAATATCACGACAATAGGCGTCATTCATTATACTTTTCAGAGAAACCGACAAATCATCCCCGGAGGAATCCTTTGCCGTATCAATATTATCGTTTATGGCGATAAACCGTACACCATAAGCCGGAAATACACGCCGGAGATAACGGGCGGTTTCAGAATGTTCACGGCCGAGGCGGGATAAGTCTTTTACAATTACGCAATTCACTTTTCCCGCTTCAATATCGCATATCATTTCCATGAACGCAGGCCGGTCGAAAACAATACCGCTGTAACCGTCGTCCACCTTTTCTGATACGATTTCAATATCGGGGTTCTTCTTTACAAAATCTTCAATCAGCTTTTTTTGATTTGTTACGCTGTCGCTTTCGCTGGATTTATCATCTGTGTAGGAAAGTCTTACATATTCCGTGGCTTGCCATTTAGACATAAAAAATCACTCCTTAAAAATTTACGGACTTTCCCCGTAATTCAAAGAGTGATAAGATTTGTCTTTTCGATATAACTTTTCCCAAGACAAATTATACCGCGCCTTAAAGAGAAAGTCAGCCTCTTTTTACAATAAAATTCCTTTGAGGCAATCTTCGAGCGAAACTCCGTTATCTGCATACTTGGCAGTCACGGTGAACTTGCCGCAGCGGAAATAATACGGATTACGGATTTGCTTGATAAAGTCTGCTATTCTCATTTCCCTCGGCAGACTTTTATCTACACTCACGTTTCTAATATCCGCCAGCTCGTCTTTGTGGATGTTCCTGCAAGGATTGTCTTGCAATGTCACTGATTTTTGCATATTGAAACCTCCCTTCAAATTTCCCGAATTGAAACCACATGAACAGGCCGGGGCTGCGAAAAACGGGCAGACCCGGCCTGTGGTATCTAATCTCAATTCGCAAAAATAAACTGCCGTATTTATCTCGAACCCCCGGCAAACCCGCAATGGGGTCATGGGAATATTTTAGGCTGCCGTTGGATAATACCGGCAA